CTGATTGGAAGCTAACATTGTCTGCATATGAATCGACATTTGTCTCATCATCATTGTAGTCGATGCTATTTAGACGATATGCGATAGTCTCACCTGTTGTCTTCGCTGTTCCCACAATCAATTCACCGATTGAGAATTTACCTGTGAGGTCTTTAGCAGTAAGTGTGCCATTTGTAGCATCCCAACTTGTAGCATATGCAGTTGTTGAAGATGTCTTACCAGTTAGAATCATTCCATACTTGAAGGTTCCCACCCCAACTGTGCCTGCTGCACCAACAGTGACAGTAGGTGCTACTGTATAACCATATCCTGCATTTGTTGTGATAATTCTATCCACCTGACCGTTCACAAGTATGGCAGTTCCTATAGCAGTTACACCACCTGAAGGTGCTGCTGTAAATGTAACTGTAGGAGGAACAACATAGTCAGATCCTTTCGATGTAACTGTAATAATTCCAACTGCACCAGTTGTTGCAATACCAACTCCTAGTGACACTCCTCCACCTTGACCGTCAACTGGTGTGATTGAAATACTTGGAGCAGTGGTATATCCAAAACCGGGATCTGTAAGTCTAAACTCTTGCAGTGATCTAGAACCTTGTGCATTTGCAGTGGTAATAGCAACTGCTGTTGCTCTTCTACCAGTGCCATTAGGTTTAGATATGAGAACTGTGGGATCTGCTGTGAATCCTGTTCCCTCATTGAATATCTTGATTTTATGAATACCACCATTCACCAATGATGTCTGTGCAGTTGCAGTTGTACCAACACCTGATACTGTCATTGTGACATTATATCCTAATGTAGCAAAATCATTATCAATCTCACCAATACCTGTTTCAATTTTCTCATCACCAAGTTCAAACATCTCACATTCTAAAACATAGCAATAGTTCTTACCTAAAGCATAGAACGTTGGTGCAGTATGTTTTACATGTTTGATTTCAAATATTATGTCCCCAAGTGGGAAGTATATTAGATCCCCTTCTAGTGGTCTTACAGGAGTATCAATTCCAAGTCCACCTTCTCTTCTCAAAACAGGAGTAATTAGTTCACCAAATCTTGCTTGAGATATAGTGATTTGCATTTCTGCTGTAGATCTAACTCCAAATTTTGTTAATAGATTATATTGATCACCAAATCCTTCATAGTTCTCGATATACCCTTCAAGAGGAAATGACTTCTCAAACTTTGATGAGGTCACTTCTCTCATGACAGTTTTTATATTCACAAAAGAACGTGGCATATAGACAAACTCTATGCCATGCATTTTGATATGTTCATCCACTAAGGACTGAGCAAGATCCTGTTCATTCCTTGCTCCTGTTGCTCTAAAATAATTATTGAGTGCCATTATCCAATAAAATCAAGTGGAGGTAATTCGTAATCCATATTCATACGAGACTCCAACTTCTCTAGTTCTGCTGTACCATCCTCCCATATTTGTCTACCATTTAGTTCCATACCACCCGGCATTTTTACACCTTGAAACTTCATGAGGTTTTGTCCCCACTGACGTTTTAGCAAAGCAGTAAAGTATCTTCTAAAGAAGAGGTCACCATATATTCTATTACCCACTTCACCGGGATTTATTGCTCTATAGCATTGTATGATTAGATAATCATCTTCTTGCAAACTTCCTTTATCAGTATCAATATACAATCTATTTCTTCTTCTGTTATATCTTATTTGTTTATCCGGATGTAATATAAAATCAAGATCCTCAAGATATCTTTTTGTCATAGAATAATTCAATACTTCAGTGCTACTGAAATAGTATATTTCATTCAAGAATAATTGATAGTTGACACTAAACATGTTAGTGCTGATAGCACGGTTGTCTAATTTCCAAACTTTCTCTATACCTATGACAGCATCAGGTATAACAATAAAATTTTGATCCTCTTCAAATGAATCGAAAGAAGTCGTGCTCAATCCAACAATATCTCCACCTCTACTGTATGGACTTGATGTGGTAGTTTTGATACCTATAGTATTATCATCTGCTCTTCCACCTACCCTTTTGATAAAGTTTTCTGGAACTTTATGTTTTAGATATACTTTCTCCACACCATCCATATGTCTGTTTTGAAAAAATGATATGGTGTCTTGCATCACTTCTTCTATTTGTTCATCAGCAATATTAACTTCCACGACAGGATGACCTAACTGCCTCAAACCGTAGAGAATAAATTCTTCTCTATAATTGAGCATATCATCTTCTCTGAGTTCTGTGGTTAGATGGTCTGCCATATACTTTTTTAGTTATTTATGAACGTCTTACAACAACATCCAATTGATCACCGGCATTCAAACCGTCTGCATCTAGGATTGTCACAGAGGGACTTCCTATCGTCCAGTCTTCGGTTTGTCTTAGTAAGATACCGTTCATATACACTTGCATGTTATCTGATGTCGTTCCTGAATCTGATGGAGCAAAGGAGGTTTGATTTTGCACTGCTGTCAATCTATCCTCTGCTTGATCAGAAACAATATCTACTTGATCTCCTGCATTAGTGCTTTGATTTAGGACAACCGCAGCACTTGCTGAATAGTCAACAGTGTTTCTAAGTCTGACACCATTCAAAAATACTTTGTAATTTTTCGATGCTGCAAGATTACCTGCTAGTGTAAAATCTTTCTGACCTTGTGTTGCTGTAAAGAATTCTTCCTCTAATGTATGTCCAAAGTATACGACGATAGTAACATCATCTCCTGCAGTAACACCTGATGTGAAGTTTACAGTTTGTGGTGCAGATAGTTGATAATCATTGGATGCACCTAGTCTCTGTTTTACACCATTTAGAAATACCTGAGTAGAAAATGCTGTTGCTTGCTCACCATCATCAAATACATTAGGTGCAGTAAATGATGTCTGTCCTTGTGTTGCTGTAGTAACACCTGTACTTATAGTAGTACCGGCACCTGTAGCACCACCTCCACCACCAGACAGTGTTTTGAATGAGAGTGATCCATTTCCATCTGTGACCAATGCTTGATCTTCACTCCCATCGGTTGAGGGGAATGTGAATCCTGATATTGTAGATATACCACTTGAGTTTATATTACCCTGAACACCATGATTTGCAAAAACTTTACCAGTAAATGTAGAATCACCTGCAACAGTCAGTGCAGTGCCATTTAATAATTGTAAACTATCACTTCTTAGTCTTGCTGTTATAACATTTGAACCTGCTTTCTTGTTAGCAAATTCGATGAGACCATCTTCAGTTCCATCTGATGCATCTTGTATTTTACCTGTTATCTTAGCATATACAATTTTCTGATCTGCATCATTCTCACCTTGGAACTTTATCTGTCCCATATAGTCAGCATCAGCAGCAGAAGAACTATTCCTATAAAAATCAAGTATAGGTCCTGCACTACTGTCAGTGCCAGTATCAGTTAGATAAACGTCTCCAGTAAATGTAGCGTCATTTGTAAATGTAAGTGCACCTGACACTGTATCAGTAGCGTCTGATCTTACAAATGATCCTGAACTAATACCATCTAAAGTATCTGCATCTAATCCGGATCCTGATCCATCTACAGTTTTGATCAGAGTCAGTATTTCTGATGCTGTCTGATCTGCGGTCGCATTGCTCTCTATTCCATCTAATTTTGTACCGTCAGTTGCTACATCTCTTCCGTCTACAGTACCTGATAGTGCTACATTACCATAAACCAAGACACCGTTGCTATCTGTTCGTATCTTAGCTGAGTCATCAAAATACAAATATACAGGACCATCATCTGCTACTAAAATCCCAGTTTCACCGGGTTTTGCCATAATGTATATGTCATGACCATCATCAACACCACCTGCTTGGTTTCTTATAATAAGATGTCCACTATCATTATCAATATACGAGTCACCACCACTGCGATAAAAATCTAGTGCCCCACTAGCAAAGGTTGAGACACCAGATGAATTTACACTACCTGTTATATTACCATCAAACTGCTGTGCACTGGCAATACCTGCATATGCTATCTTATTTCCTATCGTATACTCATCCCATGGGTTGAGAGTATGAGTTGTTGTACCAATACCTGTGCTGAATTGGTCTCTTATAATATAAACTTTTCCGTCGTATGAGTTTACTGCTAACTCACCACGTTCTAA